ATAAGTGGAGCTAGAGTTGTAACTTTTCCTTTACTTACAGAAAATTTTTACATTATTAAAAATGGCACATCAGGTGCATACACAGTACAAATAAAAGCAGCATCTGGTTCAGGAGCAACTGTTACTTTTGCAGCTACTGACAAAGGATACAAACTTATTTATTTTGATGGTGTTGCAACTAATACAGGTTGTTTTGATGTAGGTTTTGGAGATGTAACTCTTACAGGTACACAAACTTTAACAAACAAAACATTAACTTCACCTAAAATTGGAACTTCTATTTTAGATACAAGCGGTAATGAATTATTATTATTAACAGCTACAGGATCAGCAGTTAACGAACTTACATTAGCTAACGCTGCTTCAGGAAATGCACCGAGTATTACAGCTTCTGGAGAAACTAACGTAAGTCTTAACTTAATTCCAAAAGGCACAGGACAAGTTCAAATTAACGGAAATACAGCATCAACAGTAGGAAAAGCTATTGCAATGGCATTAGTTTTCGGATAAAAGATTAACAGGAGAAAATAAATTATGGCAAATCCAAATCTAGTAAATGTAACATCAATAACAGGTGAGTCAATTACTCATGCATTAACTACTACTCTTACAGATGATATTTTAATAGCTGCTTCAGATACACTTGTAAAAATTAATAGTATTATAGTAGCAAATATTGATGGATCATCAGCAGCAGACGTTTCAATGTTTCTAAAAAAATCAGGTGGATCAGCTATAGCATTCGCATCTACAATTTCTGTACCAGCAGATGCAACTTTAGTTGTGGTAGATAAAAACACAGCTATATACCTTGAAGAAGGCGACACCTTAGAAGGTGGCGCAAGTGCTAATGGCGATTTAACTTGTGTTGTTAATTTTGAAATATTAAACGACGCTTAGGAGCTAGTAGCAAATGGCTCATTTTGCTGAAATTAAAGAATCAAACAACGAAGTTGTAAGAGTCCTAGTATTTTCAAATGAAGATATAAATTCTAGAGGTGGAGATTTATCTGCCGAAGCAGAAGCATGGGTAGCTACAACTCCTTCAAGTATAGAAGAAAATGTTTATTGGAAACAAACTTCTTACAATCATAATTTTAGAAAACAATACGCTGGAAAAACAATGACGTATGATTTATCTAACGATGTTTTTATTTTACCAGCACCTGATTATTCTTCTTGGAGTTTAAATGCTAATCATGATTGGGTTCCACCTGTTGAAATGATTACAATGAAGACTCATCCGACATGGGTACAACAAGGGCGTTTTGCAAGAGATGTTGCACAAAAAACTTGGGTACCACCTATTGCATCACCTAGTGAAACTTCTACGGAAGTTAATGGACAACAACTTGGCTATGATGTAAGATGGGATGCCAACCGAGAAATGTTTATCGGTAAAAGAGAAGACAACACTTGGTGGGATTGGAATGGAACAGCATGGATTACAAGTTCAGTAAGTGAGTTTCCAACATCAGGTAGTTATTATGAATATACTTGGCACGAAGACACTCAAAAATGGACAGCAGTAAATGCTAATGACGATAATTTAAATTATGAGTGGAATGTTTCTACTCAAACATGGGATGAAGTATAATGACTCAAACTCTTGGACAAGACCCTAGTAACGGTGGAGTAGTTGGACCTAGTAATGAACCAGGAGAATTACCTATAGTTTACCATGATATTACAAGTACCAACCCTTCTTTTTCTTTAACATATGGAGCTGCTAACTGTGATGTTTTATTAGTTGGCGGTGGTGGAAATGGAACAGGAAAAAATGCTGGTTTTGGAGGCGGAGGTGGAGCAGGAGGTGTTCTTTTAACACCAAACCATCCTCTACCTGCATCTGCATTCCCTGTTAGTATTGGAGCAGGAGCATCTGGAATTAGACCAAACAATCATGGAAACGATGGATCAGACACTGTTATTGGAGCATCTTCACCTTTAACCGGTGGTTTTGGAGCTGGTGGTCAAAGAGGAGCCCCTACTGGAAGTGGTGGCGGAGGCGGAGGTCCAAGCGGACCTCAAGGAAATAATGGTGGAAGTTCTTCCAACCCTGGTTATGCCGGTGGTGGTGGAGGAGCTGGAGGAGCCGGATCAGGACCTCCTAATGGAGCTGGTGGTAATGGATCACCTGTAGTTCCTTTATTTGGAAGTTATCCACAACCTTATTATCCAAGTGCAACTTTTCAATCTACCTTTGGTGGTGGTGGAGTTGGTGGTGGTAATGGGGTTAATAACCCATTTGGATTTAGACCCCCTGGAGGAGGTGGACACGGTGCACCTAACGAAGGTGGTGGAGAAGGTGGAGGTGGACAACCTCAGTATGGAGCTGGTGGTGGCGGAGATGGAAACACAGGAGGAACATTAGGTGGTGCCGGTGGATCTGGAAAAGTTATAATTAAAGAACCTTCTGGTGGTTTTATAGCTGTTGGTGTTTGGTCATTAAAAGCACAATACACTTATCTTATTCAAAGTAAGTGGCCTACTTAATTCATTGACATTAACTTGACGTCCTTTTATAGTAAAAAGAGACAGAATGAATTTACAATATTACTATTGGTATTTTAAAGCCGCGTTACCTAAATCTTTTTGTGAAGATTTAATAAAATATGGTAATGAAAAAACAGATGAGATAGCTCTTACTGGAGGTTTTCAAATAAAAGGTGATAACGGTAAAAAATTAAATGAGAAAGAATTAAAAAATTTAAAGGAAAAAAGAGATTCCAATGTTGTTTGGTTAAATGAAAAATGGGTTTATAGAGAAATACAACCTTTTATACATGCAGCTAATAAAAATTCTGGTTGGAATTTTCAATGGGATTGGTCTGAGTCTTGTCAATTTACAAAATATAAAGAAGGTCAATACTATGATTGGCATTGTGATTCTTGGGATAAACCTTATGATAAAGACAAAGGATCTAATGTAGCAGGGAAGATAAGAAAACTTTCTGTAACATGTACTTTATCTAAACCAGAAGACTACGAAGGTGGTGATTTAGAATTTGATACTAGACAATACGATCCTAAAGAAGGACCAAAATTTGTAACTTCTCCAGAATTAAGAGAACAAGGGTCTATTGTTGTATTTCCAAGTTTTGTTTGGCACAGAGTTAAACCTGTTACAAGAGGTATTAGAAACTCTATAGTAATATGGAACTTAGGAGACCCATGGGTATAACTATTAAACATAATTTTTTAGAAGTATCTTTTCTAAATAAACTACTAGAAAGTATTGTAAAAGAGTCTCAAGGATATAAACCTATTTGGAAATCTAATATTAACTGGGGAGAAAATATTGTTAAAGGTTCTTCTTTAGTACTAGCTTATGAATTAAAAGATATTCATTTAGAGTATATAAAAAATAAATTTATAGAATTAAACAGTATTTTTAAAGATAAAGATATAGTAGGTCACTTTTATGTTTGGACAAAAGGTAGTCAAATACCTTTTCATAATGATAATAACTATACTCACGGATGCACCTTATACTTAAATAAGTACTGGGACGTAGATTGGGGAGGTTTATATTTATGGTTAGAAAATGATAAACTTAATACAGAAAAACCAGAATTTAATAAATTAATAATTAATACTAATAATATTAGACATGGTACAAGTGTTGTTAATTATAATGCTCCAGAAGAAAGAATTACTTTACAAATATTTTTTAAATGAAAATCATCGATCACATAGCTATTTTTGAAAATTATTTTACTGAAGAGTTTTGTAAAGAGCATATACAGTTTTTTAAAAAAGACCAACCAAGATACTCAAGAGATAATGAAAAAGTACAAGATGAATCGGTTTCTTTAAAATATTGGGAACAAACTTTTTTGGAAGTGTTTTGGAAAAAATGTTATCCTGAGTATTTAACTCAATACCCTATTTTAAAAAAATTAACGAGTCATAAAATACTTGATATAAAAATACAAAAAACAAAACCAGGTCAAAGTTATCCGTATGTTCATTGTGAAAATATGTCCATGGATAGTAGAAATAGAATTTTAGTTTTTATATTATATTTAAACACTGTCGATGATGGTGAAACTTATTTTGAAACTCAAAATTTAAAAATAAAACCTGAACAAGGCAAATTAGTTTTATGGCCAGCAAACTTTACTCACGCACACAAAGGTTTACCCCCTAAACAAGAAAAATATATTTTAACTGGATGGGTTGAATATGGTATTTAATTATGTCTAAAGACAACATACAAACTATATTTGTAAATACTTTATTTTCATCACATTCTTTATTGCCTGTGGAAGATTTAAAACCAATGATAGATGAATGTAAAAAAATTCAACAAGAAATAAAGTCAGGAGGAGATAACTGGCGTTGTAATACATATAATACTTTGGGAACTTATGAATTAAAAAATAATGATAAGTTTAAAAAATTAATAGATGTTATTACCAATAAAGTAAATATCTATGCAAAAGAATTAAAATCTAATTATACTTACACGTGTGGTAATTCTTGGTTTAATATATATAAAAAAGGGGACTACCAAGAATATCATTACCATGCAAATAGTTATTTTAGCGCTATATTTGTATTACAAACACCTAAACCTTCTCCTACTATAGTTTTTGAAAACCCCTTAACTGATATGCTTCCTTTAAAAAATTTAGATGTATGTGAAATAAATGCTGAAACATTTAATGTAAACGGTATGGATGAAAACTGTTTACTTATTTTTAGATCTCATTTAAGACATATGGTACATCCACTGCAACATGAAGGTGAAAGAATTTCAATAGCATTAAATTTTTAAATATGACTTTTAAAAAAAATAAATATCAAATCATAAGACAGGCAATCAGTTCAGAGCTAGCTAAATTTTGTCATGATTATTTTTTGTTAAAGAAAAAAGTAGTTGCACATATGTTTGAAAAAAAATACATATCACCTTACAATACTAGTTTTGGAACTTTTAGTGATCCACAAGTTCCTAATTCTTTTGCACAATATGCAGATACTGTGATGGAAACATTACTACTCAATGTTCAAGAAAAAATGGAAAAAGAAACAGATCTAAAATTAATACCTACATACTCTTATGCTAGGGTATATGTAAAAGGAAACAAATTAGCTAGACACAAAGATAGACCTAGCTGTGAAATATCAACAACGATGAATTTAGGTGGAGATGTATGGCCGATATATATTGACCCTACTGGAGAAGATAATGTTACCCATATTTCAGAAGCAGAAGTAATAGTAAAAGAGGGAGCAAACCCTGGAGTAAAGATTGATTTAAATCCAGGAGATATGTTAATTTACAAAGGCTATGATTTAGAGCATTGGAGAGATGTTTTTAAAGGAGAAATTTCTACACAAGTTTTTTTACATTATAATGATACAGAATCTAAGTGGTCTGAAAAAAATAAATTTGATAATAGAGAGTTTATAGGTCTTCCTGATGGAATGAAAATTGGTTGAAATGGCTTCTAATCTAATATAAAATACTTAATCTGCTATAAAATATAGTACACAGGTTTTTATATGCTACAAAAATTAGGATTTGCACCAGGATTTAATAAACAAGTTACCGAAACAGGGGCTGAAGGCCAATGGTTTGATGGTGATAATGTAAGATTTAGATACGGAACTCCTGAAAAAATAGGGGGTTGGTCTCAATTAGGTTCAGATAAATTAACTGGTGCGGGAAGAGCTATCCATCATTTTGATAATAATGCTGGTATTAAATATGCAGCTATTGGAACCAATAGACTTTTATATGTTTATTCAGGTGGAGCATTTTATGACATTACTCCAATAAGGGTGTCTATTACAGGTGTTAAATTTACAAGTACTTCAAGTTCACCTACAGTTACAGTTACTTTTCCAAGCCCTCACGGAATGGTAGTAAATGATATAATATTATTTACCAGTGTAACCGGTCTATCGAGTTCTACTTTTACTAATGCAACTTTTGAAGATGTAAAGTTTATGGCTACTTCTGTCCCTACGTCTACAACAATTACAATTACTATGGCTGCTAATGAAGCCGGGACCCCTTTGTCTCTTAGTGGGGATGCCACTGGAAACCCTTTTTATAACATTGGTCCATCACAACAATTAGGTGGGTTTGGTTGGGGTACAGCAAGTTTTGGGGGAACAGCTTCTGGTATTGCAACTACTACATTGTCTACAGCTTTAACAGACCTTATAACAACAAATATTGTTGTTGCAAACTCAACACAGTTTCCTGCGTCCGGAGAAATTAGAATTGGTACTGAAGACATTAGTTACACAAACAATGACACGGGAACAGGGACTTTAAGTGGAGGAGCTAGAGGCGCTAATGGGACTACAAAAGCTACACATAGTGCAGGAGCCACTGTAAGTAATATTTCAGCTTTCGTTGCATGGGGTGAATCTTCTACGGATGATGTAACTCTTGACCCTGGTTTATGGATTCTTGATAACTTCGGTACAAAATTAATTGCACTTATTTATAATGGTGCGTGTTTTGAATGGGACTCTTCTCCAACTAATGCTACATCAAATAGAGCAACTATAATACCTAATGCGCCCACTGCATCTAGACATGTTTTAGTTTCTACACCAGACAGACACTTAGTATTTTTTGGAACTGAAACAACAATTGGTAATACCGATACTCAAGATGACATGTTCATTAGATTTTCTGACCAAGAAAATATAGATCAAACTGATTCTTATACTGTTAGAGCCAATAACACTGCAGGCACTCAAAGATTATCTGATGGTTCTAAAATTATGGGTGCTATTAAAGGTAGGGATGCAATTTATGTTTGGACAGATACAGCATTATTTTTAATGCAATTTGTTGGTCAACCTTTTACTTTTGCATTCCAACAAGTAGGAACCAATTGTGGTTTGTTTGGAAAAAATGCATGTAGAGAAGTTGATGGTTCTGCATATTGGATGTCAGAAAATGGTTTCTTTACATACGATGGTCAATTAAAATCTATGCCATGCCTTGTAGAAGACCATGTATTTGATGACATAAATTCAACTTCCAGAGATTTAATTAACTGTGGTTTNAATAATTTGTTNGGNGAATTAANTTGGTTTTATTGCACTAATGGTTCTGATGTTGTGGATAGAGTTGTTACNTATAATTATCTAGACTCATCAGCAAAACAACCTATATGGACAACTGGTACTTTAGCTAGAGCAGCATGGCAAGATTCAGCTGTTTTTGAAACACCACACGCAACTTTTTATGATGTTAATAGTAATAATTCGTACGATGTTGTTGGCAATACTGACGGTTGTACTATATACTATAGTCAGGAAACAGGGACCGATCAAGTCGATGCTGGGGGAACAGTTACGGCAGTGATAGGAACTATAACTTCAGGTGATTTTGACATTACACAAAAAAGAAGTAACACAGGAGCTACTGTAGGTATGCCCGACATTAGAGGAGATGGTGAATACATTATGAGAATTAGCAGATTTATACCAGATTTTATAAACCAAACAGGTAACACTAAAGTTAGTTTTACAACTAGAATGTATCCAAACAGCACACCAGTTACCAAAGATTTTTCAATAACAAGTGCAACTACTTTTAAAAGTACGAGAGTTAGAGCTAGATCAATTGCATTAAAAATAGCTAACACAACTAGTGGAGAAGATTGGAAACTAGGTACATTTAGATTAGACATTGCACCAGGAGGAAGAAGATAATGGCTACTGACCAAGAGATACGAGACGCAGGTTTTAAATATATTCCACAACAAAAGTATTTACAAAGTCCTTTTGAGTTACCCGAGAATCAGGAACCAGTAGTTAATGAAGGTATTGTAAATACAAATGCTTTTACTAATAGTGGTGGAAGTGAAGGAGATAATTTTA